TGGAATATGCACAGTCTCTCAACATACCAGTACAGGTCAATCCTTCGCAGATAGAGGTGAACTGCACGACTCCGTTCGTAGATGTCTCCGACGGAGACTCCACGGCGCAACTCGTGTCGATTCTTATTTCCGCAGAGAAGAAAGCGATAGAGGGTTACGAGACTGCGCTGAAGAACACAGGAATAATCTCAGACCACCCGGAGCTTACGCAGTTTTTCGGAGAAATACTCAACGACGAAAGAGGTCATCTCAAGGAGCTTGAGGACGTGAAGTCCAGCATCGAGGGAAACAACGGTGTCGAGCAAACCGAGCAGCCGAACGTCATAGATGTCATTCCGCCTCCCAGTGTCGCGACGGATGCCTATGGATACGAGATAAACTCGGACGACGGCGTGGTGGATGGAGTGGGTGTCGGAGAATCCGCCGACAGGGGAATAACAGCATCGCTTATTGAGAAAGTAAAGAATGAAAGCATCGATTCTCCAAGTCTCGTGAAAAACCTTCTCAACTACATCGACGAATCAGCCGTCGCAAAATTCGCCGACGACTACAACTACTTTGATTCCGAGACGGCTCGCTCGACCTCGATTCACGAAAGCAGACAGTGTTCGAACATGTTCATCGAACTCATGGAAGACGGAATGGTCGAGCCGAAGATTCTTGCAGCAGACATTCTCGATTCGATGGACGAGTCCGAAGTGAAGGAATTCGCAGAAGACCTTGGATACATCGACAGACATTCCGAAGAAAATGTGGAAGTCAAGCCGACCGTACTTGGTGAATCGGCATTTTCGTTTCTTGACATATTTACCAAGGCGGTGTCAAAATGAGCAGCGGAGTTTTTGAAAGCATATTCGACGACACATTCGAGAAAATCGACATTCAGGTTCAAGACGACGGTCAGACCGACATGGACGAGTCGGTTCTCGACTTTCCTGAGGGCAAGACCCTTGCAAAGGACGTTTGGAGCAAGTCAACCGACGGAAAATACGTTCTGAACGACGAGACGTTCAAAAAGGCCAAGTCTATAATAGACTGGGCGGTGGAAGAGTTCAAGCTCGAAAATCCGAAATCCAGGATTGTAGGCTCGATATGCTCGAACACATTCAACGACAGTTCCGACATCGACATACATATCTCGGCGGACAACATCACCAAGAAGAACGGCGACGAGATAAACAAAAAGATGATTTCGGCTTTTAAGAAGAAGTTCGTCGGAAAGAAGAGCGGTGAAATTGGTAGCCATCCATTTGAAATCTACGCACAGCCGAACATAAACCAGGACATAATGAGTGTCGGGTGCTACGACTTCGACAACAAGAAGTGGCTGAGCGGTCCTGAAATACTCGACAAGAACTTCAACCCATACGAAAAGTACTACGATGGAATACAGAAACACCTCGACGATATAAGCGACGAAATTCGAAAGCACGTGTTCATGTGCGGAGAGCTTGCGACGGTCATGGACAAGATTTCCGGAGAAGTGGACAAAGACGACGACTTCAGAAAGAAAATCGAGAAAAAGATAGACGATGCGACAAAGAAGGCCAGGAAGCTCTTCGAGGACGTGAGGAAGAAGAGGTCGATAGCCAGTGCTCCGAAGTCCGCAAAGGACGCGAAGGAAAAGCGCACTTCAATGGAATGGAAGATTGCCGATTCGAGTTTCAAGTACTTGGACAAGCTCGGTTACATCGCGACGCTTCTCACCATCGCCAAAATAGGGGAAAACGAGTCGCTTTCGTCGACTAGGAAAGCGAAGAAGATTATAATGGCGATTCACGAGAACCTGTTCAACAAAGACAGGACAGGATATGCCGACGTAAACAAAGACTGATAGTCAGCACCGCGTTTGGCATAGAAACACATAAGGAAAGATGCCATGTTTGTCGTTGGGGTATACGTAACATCGAGATACAAGAACTATCCGGAATTCAAGGTGACTCTTGACGAAGCCTTGAAGAAGTACATTCCTACAGGCAAACCCAACGCATTATGCACAGGCTCATCAAAGGGAAACGAGTCGGGAAACGGACTTGTCAAAAAATATGCCTTTGAGCATGGAATACCGTGCAGAGTTTTCGAGACGCAGTGGGCAAACAACATTCCGACCAAACCAGGCAAGAAAAACACGGCCGGTGTCAGAGCAAACGCGATGATAATAAGGAATGCAAACGCATGTGTTTTGTTCTGGACTCCGACTGCAATAGCTAAATGGGATTTCATGTCCGGTGGATGCTACAATTTCCGCAAAATGTGTGGTAAGATGGGCAGGGAACTGATAGAGGTAAAAGTCGACATTTACAAGGAAATAGAAAAAGACGTGGAAGACGAGAAGCTTACAACACTTCCCGACCGCGAGGAGCTTGGTGGAGGATTTGGCGGTGGCGATATGCCATTTGGCGGAGGCGAGCCGATGGGGAGGGGCGGAGACTCGCCTTTGTCAGACCTTGGTGGAGGCGGCGGCTATTCAGGTGGTTCAGTGCCCGCTGGAGTCTCCGCTCCGTCTGTTCCACATGGAGGCGAAAGTGATGGAAACGTTTCGCCAGATATGGAGGGTGGAATGGATTCGGAGACATCGATGCAGAATAATCCATCAGGCATGTCAAGCGGAATTCCAAATACTGGTTCTGGAATATCCGAGATTCCTGTCGACATCAACGGAGATGGAACGCCAGACACAAGCATTACAGCCATGGACACGACAGGTGACGGAGTGCCTGATTCACAACTCACCCCTGTAGACGTTGACAATAACGGAACAATCGACAAAATTGAGCTTACTCCGCTTCCGCAGACAAACCAGACACCTCCTCCGCAGCAGACTGCGGCGGCAGCTCCACAGCAAACTCAAGTCGCCGCACCGGCTGTACAGAACAGCCCAAGCACGGCGACTCCACAGACAGACGATGAAAACGCTACTCAGCAGTAATCGTCAATCGGCTTGACATCCACCAAGCACGGCTCGATTTCTTTCATCTCCGAGAACTTGTCGTACAAATCCTTGAATGCGGACGGTATTCTTTTATTGAATTCCGTCAAAACGGCAAACATCAAGCTTCTCACTTTGGGATGGGCGCCGGCATCGCAGCGCAGTTTAAACACGTTTCTCCATTGAGTTATGTTGGTGGACATGACCATCGTCGTCGCAAGACCGAGCGGAAGAACGTCTCTTGCCTGCTGCGGAAGAAGCCCGGACTCAAGAAGTTCGAGATATGCTCCATATGATTTTCTGTATGAGTCCACGACGGCGTCTTTCTGACTGTCATTCAATCCATGCGGCAATACAAAATCTGCCCCCCTTTTGCCCATGTTCACGTATCTTGTGGATTCCTGCGTGAACGCGGTGTGTCTATGGCGTATTATTTCGTTCGCTATTGCACGGTCCGTCAGAATCTCTATGCTGAACACTTTGTGCTCGAACGTCGATGTATGCTGTGGATGTGTCAGGTCCGACGGGTGAAGCAATCTGAGAAACAGCTTGTTGTCGCGTTCCATCTTTTCCTCGTCGGTTTTTCCTGCGTTTTCCGAACGGTAAGCCACCCTAGTCGCATATGCTATCGCCTTTCGGCAGTATTCCCAATATGGCTCAGGGTCGAGAATTGTAATCTTCTGCTCGACTATGTTTATTTCAGGCATTGTTTTTGTCTCCATCGTTTTCGTCTTTCTGCAAATCTTCGATGCTTGCAAACTCGGTATCGGAGGTTGTTCCAATCCCCTCATCCGATGGGTTGTCCCTCTCGTTGATTATGAATGACTTGATTCTCTCGACTATGTCCCTAAGAATCTCGCAGTCTTTCCTCATCATCCCAAGCTGCTTGTTGTACGCATGCAACATGAGTTCGGACACTGTGAGGGAATAGCCAGATTCGAAAGAACCGGCCTTCGTGTGAATCATCTTCGCGACGTTCCAGGAATCATGGAGGTATCTCACGGTGTTCTTCAGCTCCGCGTCGCTTTCACCAAACGCATAGTTTACGAATCCTGTATCCTTTCCTTCAGAGTCCTCGTAGTTTCCCGTAAATATGAACTTCTCGACGCAGTCTATTCCGTGGAATATGTTGTCTATCACTTTGAGGCATTCGTCGTAGTTCTTCAGAATGTAGAAGAGAGTCAAATGCAAATAGCAGAAGCTGAGGTATCCGGCAAACCCCTTTCTCTTTGGATAGAGTATCGTCATCGCGTCGTCTATCCTCTTGACCATCTCGTCCTCGTTCTGTGCCGCTGTGACATATGTGTCAGTAATCACTTCGCGGAATATCTGACCGCCGTTTATGGGCTTGAAGTCAAAGCCCTTTGTATAGTCTATCTGCGACGGTATGTTGAATTTTGGAATGACGGTTTCCTTTCCGTTTTCCAAAGTGCTTTCGGTCTGTTCGTTGTTCTGTTTGTCTTCCATGGTTAAATTCCGTTTTTCCAATCTATGAACATGTTCGTTTTCGGTATCTTCTTGAGCAAGTACCAGTAATGCTGCTGCTTGTCAGTTATCCTTGAATAGTACATCTGCAATTTGACGAGTCCTTTTACTACCTTGAGGTCGTAGCATTTCATCAACGCCTTTTCAACTCCGACATTCGTATAGACATCGTCGAACGTTGGGTCATACAGATGTTCGTCATACAGTTCGCCGCTCTTCGTTGTCAGAATGTTCTTTAGTATTCTGAAAAAGAGGTCGTTTCCCTCGTTCTTCCTGGCCTGTGCCGATTTCTTCTTGACAGGCCGTGCTGCTGTGGTTTTTCTTGGAGACATTTTCAAATCAATGCGCTATAATCGAACTAAGCATCTTTCCTTCGATGAAATCGTCTGAATACTCGATTTTCGTGACTTCTACATTCAATATCTCGCTTTTGTATCCTCTATCAGTAAGAACCTCTCCGTAATCTCCGCATATGGAAAGCAGTTCATTCAGCGTGATGCTGTTCTTCAATCCATATATTTCAACCTTTGGATTATTTCCAAATCCAAACGCCTTGTGTTTGGCATATGGTATCACAAGATTGTGTATGTACAGCATCGCAAAGTCAAAATAGTAGAACAGCATTGGCATGTTTATCAGAGGTTCCATGAAAAACATCTGCTCGTCTTCATCCGTTGTGTTTATACATATGAAATTTCCAACATGCGCCCCTTCGTTTGGATTTCTAAGGGATTCAATCAGATTCAGCACAATGTCCTCGCTGTGGTCTATCTGAGAGATGATACTTGCCTTTACATTGTACGATTTCTTCGACTCCTTTTCGATTCCATATCCTGCGGAAAGGTATTCTGTCATCGGATTGGAGAATGAATCATCGAGATGGATTGTATCGACGGCGTGTTTTGTTATGTCCGAATAATAATCGAGAAAACTTCGTCCTGTCCGTTCCATGAATTTTCTCTCTGCATCATTTAATGCAATTAGGAATCTTTGTACGCTTCTGCTTGAATTAAAGAACCTTATCCGCTTTTGGAAGAAATCGTCCAATAGGTCAAAAAGACCGCTAAACCCGTTTTCCGCCTTTAAACAATACGTCTTTGATGCGTATGTCGGTTTTCCATTTAGCGTGGATGACAATACATCGAACCTAAGAAGACTTTCTCCGCAGATGTCTATATTCAACACCAAGTCGCCGGATAGTTGAACATTGTCTTCGAAAATGCTTCCGAAATACTCTTTTTCTATGTTATCATTCATCTGATTAAATCACTTCTTCAATCAGACTACATTATAGAATAAAGATTGAAAAAAATCAAATAGGAGGAGATGTCGGAGCACCCAGATTGCCGATATGCATATGCCCAAGGAAGCTCTTTCCGCCTATATTTGCATCACCGGCAACGGTTTCATTTGAGTTGATTGTGGTGTCGGCGTTTATTGTAGTCGCAGAATCAATCACCGTTACGCCTGTTATATGGTACTTTCCATCCAGTAGATTGTCCGGAGCAGTTCTTGAAGTTGATATCCCCGCTTGTTCGACTATGTTCATACCGGCCTCTGTATTGATGTTTGAACCGGCCTTTGTGTTGATGTCTACGCCGGCCTCGATGTTTATGTTGTTGTCCGCCTTTACGTTTATGTCGTGCTTTGCATAGACATTTATGTCGTGAAAGGCGTCGATGTACACGTCGTTCTCCGCGTGTCCACTGAGGTCGTGCGACGCAAATGCGCTGATGTTCTCGGAACTCACCGTGATTGTATGCGTCGGCTTGTACATTTCTATGTACATTCCATCCCAGTACATTGTAACGGAATCCGTGTCGAAAAGGGTCTTCTGCTGTTGATAGGTCTTGTCGACCTTCAGCGACTGTGCGTCCGTCGTCTGCCCAAACATTATCGGTCTTGTAATGTCACCGGACTCGAAGAACACCCACACGCTCGCACTGAGGTCCGGACACTGAAATGTGCCGTTTTTCTCGTATCCTCCACAGAACAGAGGCTGGCTAGGCTCCGCCCAAGGCAGTCTCTTGCCATTGTCTTCGGCAAATTTTTCGTCGTACACGCCATACACGTATACTTTGCACCGACCGCGCCCGCCTGGGTCTTCGTTGTCAAGCACCGTTCCGCGATAAAACCCGAAATACTCGTTGTTGCGAACCTTCAGTGTATCGCTCATCGAATAAGGTATGGAAGAAAACTCCATCATCTTCAGTTCCTCTTCCTTTTCTTCTTTCTGCGCTGCACATCGACGACCCTTGCACCGCATAGGAACGGAATCTGCAACTGCTCTCTTATCTTAGAATAGTCTATTTCGTGGTAGTCGTCGTTCTTTTCACCCTTGTCCGATGACGATACATCGCTGACACCTATTCCAGATGTTTGTGGCTGAGCTGACTGCATCGCTCCACCAGCAGAAATTCCCCCTCCTGCGGCATCTTCCATTATCGTCTCGGTTTCTACGCTGAAATCTTCAATCTCACCATTATCCGTGACGCATCTCACGATTTTGTCGTGTTCACCAAGACAACCTTCTATGAACTGATATTTGAAATCCGTCAGAGGATGACCATCATAATCGCCTATTGCATATATTTCACCACGTTTCAGAACAGTCAATCCTGTGTTCGGAATCTTTCTATCGACTTCATACGTCGATTCCGTTTTTATGTCATCGCCGTTAATCGCCTCAAACATGTTGAGCTTACCAATTATCCTGGGAAGATTGTATTTGTTCTTCCTGTTTATGGAATCGTGGTATGCCCTCAGCTCTCTTTTGAAATTCTGATGGCGTTTATTGACATCACAGCTTCCCATGAAAATGTTAAATTTATGAATTATATATTATTTAGATGACAATTAGTGTATCAGAGTATACAACGCAGGCTCGTCATCTACCAAAAAGAGCATTCTCTCGCCGTCTTTGTTCGGAATATAAACATCGACTTTATGTTTATTCCAGTCATACGCCTCCAAGCGTAGTATCGTAGAAAAATATGTTCCTATCGGTTTTCTTTGTGCATTGCTTTCAACATCTGCGGAAGTTATGACATCGCAATATATTCCGCTGTTGTCGGGGAAAGAATACAAGGCGACGAATATTGTTATGATAATCTTCATCCAGCAGTCTGGTGGATTTTCGTTGAATCCATCTTCGTCCATTGGAACTTCTTTCGACAGCATTTTCAACTCATTCAGCTTTTTCGCTATCGAAATATAGTTGTTGAAATCAGAGAAGAAGTCATCTGAATCGTCATCGTCTGCAAATGTCGCTATAGTTATAATTTTTAGCGCAGAAAACAGTTTTCCCCTACAGTTTTCACTTACGGAATTTTCCGTTACTTGTTTTTGCGTAACATCTGAAATACTCGAAGGTTCCATCTCGTTGCTTCGAGAAGGAACCTTGAGTAGAAGAGTGGTCTTCTGCGGAGTCTGTTCTAGTCCTTTTCTACCACCCATGTCATATATTACATTTCACCCATATAAGGCGGAATCTGCGGTATCGAATCTTTGTTTATTCCAACCATGCAGTCCGTCGATATGAGAAGAGCCGCAACCGAAATTGCATTCGTCACTGCGGAAAGCGTCACGTTTGCCGGGTCTATAACTCCGTCCGCAACAAGATTGTCGCTCTTTTCCCACGTTCCGACATTGTAGCCGAAATGCTTCTTTGACACGTCAATTCCGTTCTTCATGTCGGAGATATACGTCTCAACGACAGACTTTGCCTCTGGCGTATTCTTGTATCCGGCGTTGTCGAGAATCTTATAGAATGGCGACTGCAACGCCCTTCCGACAATGATGTCTCCGAAATTATCCGCATTGATGTCATTCCTCCTGGCATCACAGAACTCATTCTCGTAACCGGTCATCTTAAGTCCAATCTTGAGAAGCGTTATTCCAGCTCCAGCAACGATTCCGCCGGAAATAGCCTCTCTCGTCGCACATATTGCATCGTCGATTCTATCCCTCTTCTCGTGGATAATCGAACGTGTCTCGCCTCCGACCTTAACGACGCCAATTCCTCCGACAAGACGCGCAAGGCGTTCACGGCAGTTGTGACGCTTGTAGTCGTCAAGCGTGTCGTCGTGCATCTGTGACTGCAATTCCTTTACACGGGATTTGAACGCATCCTCGTTCACATATCCGTCGATGAAGGTTGTCGTAGTCGGGGTAATCTCGACCTTCTTCACATGTCCAAGATGGTCGAGCTTTACGTCCTGCAACTTTATTCCTAGGTCAGAGCTTATAAGAGTTCCGCCAGTCGCTATTGCTGCGTCAGTAAGCTTCTCCTTCTTGATTTCCTTGAGTACGCCTGGCGCCTTTACAGCGCAGAGCTTCATGTTTGCCTGAAGCTTGTTGACGACAAGCGTCGAGATTACATCAACCTCGAAATCCTCTGCGACGACAACAAATGGGGCGCGTTGCTTCGTCACGACCTGCTGCATAATCGGAAACAGCTCATTTACGTTCGAAATCTTGTCTGCGTAGAAGAGGATATAGGCGTTTTCAAACGTCGTCATTATCTTACCTTCAGGGTTCGGCGTAGCAAAATACGCACTTGTGAAACCGCTGTCGAGGCGCATTCCCTTTGTAATGGTGTGCGTAGTCTTGAGGTTGTTGCCCTCCTCTACGACGACGATTCCATCCTTGCCGGTCTCCTTTACGATTTCTGCTACCATCTTGCCGATTTCCTCGTCTCCATTTGCGGAAATCTTGGCGACGTTCTCTATTGACTCATCGTCCTCTATCTCGATGATGCTCTTTCGAATCTCGTCTTTGGCCTTTTCAAGGGATTTCTCCATAGCCCTCTTGACGGTCATTGGCTCGAACTTGTATTTTTCGACCATGTCCACGGCATTCTTGTACATCTCCGACGCGATAAGCGTTGCAGTTGTCGTGCCGTCTCCACAAGAGCTGTTCGTCTTGGACGCGACTTCGATGAGCATCTGCGAACCCATGTTCTCGAAATTGTTGTCGAGCCTTATAGACCTTGCCACGGAAACTCCATCCTTTGTAACAATCGGAGGCATTCCGTTCGGCTGCTCAATCATCACGTTGCGACCACCTGGTCCGAGGGTAGAAGTTACCGCATCGGCTACCTGCTGAACACCACCAAGAATCTGCTTTCTCGTAGTGTTTTTCGATATTATTGTGTTTGTAATCATAAATCAGTCCCCATTCTTCTCAGTTGGCTCTTCCCTAAGCTCTGCGAGAACGTCGTTCTCCGGAAGTATAAACAGTTTCTCGCCGCTGCTCTTGTCGACTATGACGTTATTTGAGTTCTCGTCCTCCATGCAGATGCAGTACATCTTCTTTCCGACATACGACGAAATTCTCTCTGGAGCGTCGTCATATGCGCTTCTTATTTCAAACAGACGAATTCTTGTCTTGTTGTTCTTCACCTCGTTGCGCTTCGCATGGGAGTCCACAGTTAGAAAACGTATTCCCTGGAACTCAGACATGTCGCTTTCTATGCTTTGAAGCTCTCCGACGGCGACTGCCGTCAAAAAGCCCTTTAATGGTACTATCTTCGCCATGTCTTAAATTATATCAAAAAAGGCGGAGTTTTTCAACTCCGCCAGCAACAAAGGAACATTGTAAACAACCTTGTAGGAAAAACTCTTTTAGAGGCCAGCCTTTACCTTGAGGTAGTTGTAGACTTCCTTGTCGTAATCAGGCGCCTTTCCACCAGACTTCAGCGAGACGCTTGGAGACACGGACTTGTATCCGGCAATGAATCCATGCACAGCCGCCTCGACAAGCTCCTTGTACTGACGAGCCTTTGGATAGCGAACGTCGAATACATAGTCGATGCCGTTGCATGCAATGGTGAATCCTGACAGTATGAGCTGCCCCTGCCCCTCGTCAATCTTTCCGTCAGCGACCATCTTCGCGACGTACTCCTTGGCGATTGGAGTCCATACCTCGGTGAAGGTCTGGTTTGTCTGTGGAACCGCAAGCTCGACCTTGTCCATGATTTCGATGATGACAGCCTTGGACTGCTCGTCAATCTTCGTCATGTTCACGACCATCGCCGCAGAAGTTCCCGCAAGCCTCGACACGGACTCAATCTTGTCGACGGTCGGCAGCGACTTACACCCCGTAATCGCGCAGAGTCCAACAAGCGCGACCGCAACCATCGTCTTCATTCCTGAGAACACTTTAGACATTCCTTCTTTCATTGTTTCCGCAAATACGTTCTTTTCCCCGCAAGGCTGCTTCTGCTCGACTCCACCGCTTTCGCAGCAGGGCTTGTTTGCATCACATGCCACTTTGTCGTTGTTTTGTTCGTTGCTCATGGTTGTTCGTTCCTTTGTATTAAAGTATATGCTTTTCTTTCTCGATTTTGTCCCAATCGACCACAACGTCAAGCTCCATGTCCCCCGTAACGCTGTCGGTGTCGCCGGAAATCGTTATGTTGTAGTCTTCCGGAACTCCATAGGTATTTCTGAAGTACTCGTTCAAAAACACGGCGGTCGAGCGGTTTGCAAACTGACCGGTAAGAGTTATCGCCTCCGCGAGACGAACGTCGTAGATTGGGCTGAACGTCGTTCCGAGAGTTCCATAGGCGGAGTTAATCAGAATCTTCAAAGCATACTGCGTAACGTCGTATACCTCGGCGGATACCTCAAGTTCCTTTATTCTTTCCGCGTTTTTTGGGTCTTTTCTGTCGATTTCGTGAAGTTCCTCGTTGCAGTTCGCAAGAAGCTTCTTGAAGCTTTTCCTCATCATGAAGAAGTTTTCGCACCATTTCGCGAAAATTCCCTGTCGAACTTCATGCTTGTAGAATACGGCGTTGTTCTTTGCCAAAATACATACCTTGTCGAACAGCTCTTTGTATGCTTCCTCCGTCAGTTCCTGTGTTTCGCCGTTGGTGTACTTCAGTGTGTACGGAAGCTTTTCCTTGTCCATCTCCGTGTCGTTGACAGTCAGCATTCCAACAAGTGTTTCTGGTGATAGGTTCAACACTCGTGCGGTAGATGGATACAGGCTGTTGAAGTCAATGCCCGTAATTCCCTGTTTGTAAAGTCCGGCTTGTGTCGGAAACACGAACGCGCCAGTATACTGGTCTGCATCCGCTCCCCTATTCGACGATTTTGAATACGTGAGGAACACCTTGTTGTAAACATTTCTTGCGTAGATGTCCAATGACGAAACGACATAAGAGATGGTTCCGTATATTTCGTCCATCGGAGCGCATCCAAAGGAAGTAATCTTTCTCGCAGAGGCAATCAGCTTAAGCTTCTCGTCGAGCTTCACCACAAGGTTTACGTCCTGTACGTTGTATTCCCAGAACTTCTGAAAATTGCTCTTGTAGAAGTCAAGCATCGAGCCATCGTAGTGTATCTTTGCGTCGTCTATCTCGGTCATTGCGACGTTGTTTAGACTATAGCCACCGTCAAGTGCCTGTTTTACTCCAAACTTATCCCTGTAAAGGAATAGCAAGTCTATGTTCGCTATTCCCTTGACCGTCGCATACTTCTTTCCGTAGTTCTTCTTGTCCTCAATGTTCGTCCTATATTTTCCAACAGGCGAGTATCTTTTTGTTTCCGCTTTTCCAAAGACGTTCTGCAATCTGTTGATGATGTAAATCAAGTCGAAGAATTTGTTGTTGTATCCTGCCAAAACGTCTGGATAATTCTGCGTATGCCAGTCGAGATAGTCGTGCAGCAAATCCTCCTCGCTGTCAAACTTGCGCAGTTCAACAGGCAAATCGGTTATAGTATTCCTAATCTCCGTGCTCAACGCCCATGAATGGAATTTCTTGTCCTTCGTGTCGTAGACTGTTATGAGGTTGATTGGGTACTTTGCGAACTCCGGCTCAGGAAATTCACCCTCTATTGCGACTTCGATGTCGTAGTAGTGTATTCGTATGTCCTGTTGGTTGAAGTTTTCGTCCTTCTCCTTGCCGAATACGTATTTTCCGAACGTCGATGTCAGGAACTCCTTTTCTGGATTATAGCAGGCAAGAATTCTCTTGTCCGTCTTTTCCAGAGCACGTTCCATGCTTTCACACCAGTCCTTGCGGTCATTCGTATCGTCGAAATACTTGGTGTCGACGTACTTTCCATACAGACCCTTTTCCTTGGTTCTGTTTCCAACCTCGTATTTCACGCTTGGGCAAAACGGAATCCTGAACGTCTTTGGATTTCCTTTGAGGTCATAGCCAAAGAGAACGATATGTCCAGTTTCCTTACCCCCTTCGTTGTTCCTTCCATATCCGGGAACCCAACATACGTTCCTGTATCCATGACCTATCTTCGACAGGTCCGTCTTTCCATATGGATTTGTTGAATAAACGTTCATTATCAAGCTACTGTAAAATTGTATTTTAGCCAACTGCTGTCGCTGAATACTATATCCGGTTTTCCAAACATCTCGTCGACGGCGACCTTCACCCCTCGCACATGTTCTATTTCGTCGGTATAGTCATGTCCTGAAAACGCTATTTTTGGTTTGACGATATCAATTGCAGTCGTTATGTCTTTCTTTACTGCCTCGTATGTATGCATCGCGTCGATGTAAATGCAATCTATTTCTCCTGCAAAGCACCCGTACAAATCACTTTTTACAAAATCCTGCAAAGTCCCCCGAAATTTAAACACGTTTCCGAATTTGTTTTTTCTTTGGTCAAACTGATGCTCTACCAAAAGCATCTTGGAATAACTGTTGAATTTTTGCTCGCTCTTTAAATCTGACCACGTATCTACGCATATTATCGTCTTGAAAAGTCCCGTCGAGTTAAAAATCTCCATGGATTCGCCAGCGAAGCTTCCGACTTCGAGAAGACACAAGTTGTCAATACCGTATGATATGGACAATTCAAGCAAGCCTCGTTTTTGTAAATATGCTTCTCTCATCAAGAAAGCCAGAATATGGAATAGTCCATTTCAAATTTCTTGCTGACAAGCCATGCGGTCTGACATGCCGGCGAATGGCGTCCCGCCGCATGGTCGAAAGCAGTTGTCGAAGAAAGGCATCCAGTCATCTCTACGCCATTGTTGAGGAACGGTGTGTGGTAATGCCCCATGACGATTCTGTTGAAATGGCAGTCCTCGTCCATGTTCATGCGGATAAGAGCTTCTGCTCCAAGCTTCCTGTTCATTCCATAGTATGGAATTCCAGCAAATCCTCCACGAATCGAGTTTCCGTGGGTAATGAGATACTGCAACCCCTCCACCTTGACGACGTGCTGAATCTCAGGGTACAGGTTAAACTCAACGGTCTGGTTGTCCCTGAGCATAATCTTTGCCATTGTTCCGACGATGTAGTTGTAGGAATTTGTGCCGGGTGCAAACTCAATCTTCTTCGTCGTGCGGCTGTGGTTGTCCGCGACAATATACTCTACGCGAACCTTCTTGAATGCCGACGACAGCTCGTTCACCATCTTTGAAATCAGCATCGCCGCCTTTACACACTGCTCCGGCGCCGGGAACTCGTTCGTCCTTCTGAGTTCGTCGTGGATTTCTCCGGAAATCATGTCTCCTGTCGCAATCACCACAAGTTCGTCGACCCTGTACATGGAACGATGCATCCTCGTCCACGAAAGAACCTTGTTCGTAAGGGTCTTGACTCTGTCACATGCAATATTGTAGTTGAATCGGTTGAATCCGCCTATGTTGTCAACCTCGCCGATGTGCCAGTCCGATATATGGAGGACTTCTGTCGCCTCGTGGTTCTTTTTGAACGAATTGTCTCCCCGCCACTTCTCGTTCTTGAACTTGAGAGACGGTGCGACGCTCGCGATGCTTTCTTCGAGTCTTTCAACGAAAAGCTCGTCCGAACCGACCGACACGTTTTTCTTTTCAAGCTGCTTTTTCAGCCTCTGAACCTCTTCCTTGAGAGCAGCTTCCTTGTTTGACGGTATCGACTGATGATTGTTTTCACTGTTGGAAGAGGTATTGTTTTTTCCACCCTTTTTCTTATTGCTACGCATATTGACTAGACTGCACATTTCATTTTCGTTATTTGTGGATGTAAACTGCACATCCGAAACAAATCCAAGCAGAAAATCCGTAAGCTTGTTCTTGGAGGACATCTTTTTTATTATATTGAACAGAGTCTCCGGCGACGACGGGTCGACCCCATCCAGCGAATTGAATCCCTTGACCATTCTGTGGATAAATGCCATCGACATGTACTTTGCAACCGGCTTTACCTGAGACAGAATCTTCTCAATCTGCTTTGCCGAAAACCATCTGCTGACATAGTTGTCGTCTATGGTGATTCCCAAAAGCCGTAGAAGCGAGCGAAGGGTCTTCGTCTTGTTGACGTTTCCGCACTTTATGAACTCGACTATGAAGTCGGTTTTGAAGAAAGCGTCGAGGTCATCGCATTTTTTCCCCTCCAGATTGAGATATCCGTCAATGTCTCTTCCGATTCTTTCTATTGCATTTTCGCAGAAGTTGGAGTATTCCATGTCTTTAGTCTGTTTTATTTGTTGCTGTCCTAAATGATATCACAAAAACGATTATATGTCAAGTGGGCGTTGCAGCCATACTAAATTTTGTATCTGAGCTTCATACAAAGCTTGATACTAAATATAACCATAAACAAAAGCATCCATAGAAAAACATGGAAAAAACGAAGAAAAAGACGAAACTGAAATCGAAGGTTTCGACAATAAAGAAGCTGATTGCGATGGACCCGTTTCATCCTGGTTCACTAACACCGCAGCAGTACACAAAGAGCAACGGAAAGAAGTCCAAGAAGTACTATACTTGGCAGAGTTCGTTCCAGGGAAAGAAGAAATCCGTAAGAATTCCCGACGACCAGGTTGCCGAGATTCAGAAGCTGATTGACAACGCGAAACGCCGCTCGAAGACTGAAGAGAAGAAGGATGCGTCGATACTGAAGTCCTACAACAAGGCACTTAAGGAACTCATGGACACGAACGCCAAAATCCGCAAGGCAAACGGCGAGGATGCGATTAAGTCGGGTTCTTCTAAATAATCCTGTACGCTGAAAGGAAATGGAGGTAATACATAAATGATGCAGGATAAGATAAAAAGCAACCGCAACGCAGTTCTTTCGGCGATAGACTCATCGACGCACATCGACGAGAACGACAAGATACTCTTCAGGGACTTGATTAACAACGCCGCAGACGGAACGAACGGACTTGGTCAGGAGGAGAAGCTTCAGAACGTCAGCGAGACAGTATTCAGCCTTGTAATGCTTAAGATTCTCGACAAGTGTGTAACTCCGACTGAGCACAAAAGGTATTCTATATACAGAATGGTTACGGAGTGCAAGTGGGCTATATGCGTACTTGGCGGAATAATTTCCGCAGCTCTGATACTCAGACCGGAGCTTTCATCTCTGATTACAGCACTGTTTAACTGACATAGGAATATCGAAAACGACTCATCCAAGGGCTACGGCATTCTTCGCCGCAGCCCTTATCTTTTTTGGTATTCGTCCGAAGTCTATCAGTCTCGTGTTCCTGTTGAACTTTTCCATGGCGACCGCGTCCCTTTCCAGGCTTTCGTTTAGAAATTCGAGGTTTGACACGTATTTCTTGAGTGCGGTCTTGTATGCCACCTTTGGGAAGACCTGAGATATGTTGTCAGATGTATCTCCTGTCAGAATCTTCGCTATTAGATAGGTATCAGGTGTTACATTTATGAGGTCTGGATATGGCTGTTCTATGACGACCGGCTTGTTTTCAAGCGTCATTTGCGTGACATTCGGAATCTGAAGGTAGTCTTTGTCGCTTGCAACAAGGAATTTGTTGAAATTTGCGTTGCTTTCGTCCATGAACACGGTCGCTATGATGTCGTCAGCCTCGCATTTATCGGCGGAAACTATCCGTATTCCATACTTTCTCTCGAATTCGCCGTTGTTTCTAAGTATCTTTATGCACTTTGCAAACACCTTGAACACGTCGAACGGCTTCTTGTCGCGAGCCGCTTTCCTCTGTCCCTTGTATTCTGGATAAACGCTATATCTCCACGACCTTGATTCAGGACCGTGCTCCGGGTCGAGAACAAACAGTATGTCTCCGTATGTGTCCGACATCATGTTTGTATTGTATTCGTCGAGCATCTTCCGTATGCGAAAGATTGCGTCGATTAGCTTCCCCTTCAATATGTCGACAAAATCCGGATACCTTGTTATGTCAACCTGTTCGAAATTCTCGTCTGTTGTGTCGATATCCTCTATACAGTCAGAAAACGGAGACTCTGAAATCCACTTGTTCACCGCAGAATAGAGAGAATAGTAAATGACGTATGAACCGTCAACGCATGCCAATGTGTTCAGCTTATCGAGATTTGTTTCTAAGTGCACGTTATTTCCCATGCACCCAATTATACCACAAAAATTCTTTTAGTTCAACCTCTCTGCTGACGCCTACGTCCGGACTTTATGGAATCCCACACTTCCTTCATGAAATTTACCGCCTTGTAAGCGACATTTTCATCCTTGTCGTCGAGCGGGTTCTTCAGTGTCAGAATTATCTTGGGAAGTCCAAGCCGTTCGAGGATTTCATTAAGTCCGTCCTGAAGCTCAATTAGACGTATGTTAACCGATTTCACTATTTCGGAAAGATATCTGTTCCTATCTTCTCCAGAAAATGCGCCGTTCCCATACGTATCGATGAACTTTTTGTATTCAGAACACAGATATAGAAGCTTGTCTACCGCTTCCATGAACTTGGAACCGTCCGAAAAGCATACGTCGCTGCTGTTCGTGAAGTTCTCTCCGTTGTTGCAGTAGTTGACGTATGCATTGAGTATGGCATCTTTTATCATCCATATAAAACTTGGATGGAGCTGTTGCGCATCTTCCTTTTCGCCAATTTTGGATATATCGTAGCCGGCTCTCTTGAAAGCCTCGTAGAGTGTACCACCTGCGAATTTTCCCTTGTCGTCATACTCCATTTCCGGAGCATGTAGCTTGAATGGATGGGCGGCTATCGTCGAAATCAGCTTTCCTATGTTCGAAATGGGCTTTATTCCATATGCCTCTATAGAATCCATGCTTGGAGAATACATTCCATTCTCAATCATGAACTTGAGGGTGGACACCAAATCGTTCTCGAACACATATTTCGTGAAATTCGACGTATTTCCGAGAGTGTACCCATCCCTAAGTATGGAAGACAGAAGCACAAGCGCGTCTAGGTCGAGGTCGTGGTCGTACTTTTTCACACCCTTGACTTCACCGTCTCTTGTAAGTATGAACGTCAGTATGTCGTTGCATCCGCTTGGAGTGTTGAACTTGGCGTCGAACATGTTCTTCGAATTCGTTCCACACTGCCTAAACACCTCGGTCAGAACTTTTGCCATCTTTTCGCCTGTAGACTCGTCTTTGCTCCTTTTATCGGAAGCGACCGCGAGTGCTGCGGCAATGAACGGTATGTTGTCGTAAACTTTTCCAAACGCCTGTACGCCGTTGAAAAGGGAAAACGGATTGAGTTTCCTCATTTTCGCAAGTTCAACCGCCTTGGCGTATTTCTTCTTCTTTATGAGTTCAAGAACCTCGTCGTTCTTGATTTTGACAATCGGAGACGACTGTACATTTGCAGACTCGTTTTTTGGAGAATATTTCAAAATCCTCCTATTGAGTTCCGCATCGACGGAAGAACCGTCAGTTTCGCGGAACGAAGAAAGCAAATGTCTTCCTATCACCTCCGACATACTAGCCATTGGACGACACACCGCCTTTCGACGTGACCTGCGAGAAGTCCGTATGCCCTATTTCAACTCTTTGGTATGTAATTCTGAACGAATGCGACATTGGAGAGGGCTTCTCGGTGTAAGTCACATGAAATTCATTTAGGTACTTCAATGTGCATCCGTAATACATGATATGCATGGTGTCCCTCAGATATGGATTTAGGAGGTGGACATGGATTGGTATTATCCACCATGCATATGGATTGTCGTTTTCCTTAACCTTGTCGTATGGAGTGGGGTTGTCGATGGACTGATAGCAGTTCGCCCACTGGTAGAGAGATAGGTAGGATTCCCAGTTTTCGTCGATGAGATACTTGAATTCCGTCTCTTTTCCATTTGCGTTGAATATCCTGTTCGGAACGGAGACCTCTACGCCTTTGTATGGAAGTGTCGTGTGTCCGACCTCTATCCTCGGTATCGTAAAGTCCTGCAACTGAACGGTAAAGTCCTTGAAATCCTTTGATATTATGCTTAGAGGAATATCGGCATACCATTTGTTTACTGTAGCCGGATACTCCTTGTGAAGCATCATTTTTTCCGCATCAGCCATCTAAAGCTCCTTTTCGTTTCTATTAACCGCAGAGAAAGCCCGTTCCTATTGCTTCCTCTTTCTTTATCCTCTCTATGAGGTCGGCTATCTCAGCCTTGCCCTCTTCACCTATAGCCGCATTGACAGTTATTCCGCCTCCGAACGTCACTCCGCTGAACTTGGAGCGTATTGTTCCGAGCCTTACCTTGGCATATGCTATCGCAAGCCTTTTTACGAAGTTGTTTCCATAGAGAATCCTGTCCTCGGGAACGCACTCGCATTTAAATACAACAATTGTATCCTTGAATTTCTCTGGCTGTAGTGCCGGATTTGGTATTAGGACGAGCATCTGCGTCTGCGGGTTGAAGTCGAACGTGAACTCGTGACCGCAAAGTCGACGTGCCATGGCGCAGAACTCGTATGCGCATTGGTATGTCGTGAATCCCTCGAACGACGAACCGCCAAAGCTCCTACCGAGGAATGGATATGTTCCGGTCGCAAGCATGCAGTTGGAAAGACCCCACAGACCGTCCGCTCCGAACATGCCGAACGAATCCTCTCCGCCTATCGTGTCAACGCAGGCAACATTGTAGTCGGATAGGTCAAGTCCCTCTTCCTCGCCCATCTCTTCATCGCCTTTCTGATATGCGGAAAGGGGCATCGTTATGTATTTCTCAGGAAGCGTCGCCCATTTGGTGTACAACTGCGTCGCATCGTCTATGCAGTCCTCAAGCTGCTCGTCCGTAAGTTCGACCGTCTGCAACGGATATCCCAGCGTATCTACAATATAGTCCTTAAGCTGTGCTCTCGTTGTTATGCGCTGGTTGGTATAGGACAGAGCCTTTCGTTCCCTTTTGGCAAGGGATTTCGAATTTTTGCGGTCATAGCGGTCCTCTTCCGAATTTATGACCTCTGTCCGAGGTGAGTTCGGAATGTTCGAACCTGTCAGCTTTATGTCTTCTATTGTCGTTGAATCTGACATTGCGGTTAAATCTCTTTGAACGAAAACTTTGTTATCTAACTATATATTTAGTGAATTTTGAAAGATTTACTACATCACCCAGCCAAAACCATAATTGTCCTCGATATAGTCATCATTTGGGTCTGAGACTGGTCGTCTGAAGTATCCATCAGAATACTTTCCGTCAAAGAACTTCTTTCTGAATTTGTCTGAGAACAGCGATTGGTCTATCTGAAACGGATTTCTTCCCCAGTTTCCGTTTGTATCCTCTGTCTCCCTGTCGTAGACCATCTGAAGTATGAAGCTCGCCCTTGCCTCATCGCCGAGCATCCTCCACTTGGCTGCAAGCTCCATCGCCTCCTCGACTCCCATCTCGATTCCTTCCTTGTGCTCATTCTTGTACGACTCTATGTCTTCTCCCTGAGGAAGAACGAGTACTGGATATTTCTGCTTGGTGTCTTCATCTATTGCGTATTCGACGGTGAAATGCTTCTCTATGAGTTCCTGAGAAAGGATGAACAATCCCCATACCAACGCAAGAATGTGGTCGTCGTGGTGTCCTTTCAACGCCTTGTACGTGATGTTTCCAGAACCGGAACGCTTTTCGCAAAACGGAAGCTCCCTGAAAAGCTCGTCGTCAGGAAGTATGAATCCATATCTGTTCGATTGCACGAGATTCTGTAGGTTGAGCATGGATTTCGACTTCGACTGGTTGTTCGAGTTTATACCGGTATGTCCTGCCGGCCTGTTGTATTTGACTATGCTGTTGAGTTCGAATCTCAGCTTATCGTTCTGCGTTCTCGAAAGGTTCTTTAACGCCTCCAATACGGCAAGACCGCATGCGTTCGTCTCTATCATTATCTTTGGTTTGCCGTACTTGTACCAAAGACGGTATATGACATTTGCGAATTCTTCCGGTATGGTCTTTGTGGAATCGAACTTCGCCGCGAGCTTTATGCTGTCCGTATGGGTTATGTCAAGAATATACATTACTGAGGAATCTTGTCCTGTACCTTCCGCACAGTCCACTCCTGCAACGTATGTATGGTCTTCCTCGTATTCGAAATATCTTGTGTACGTCAGCTTGTCGTCAGGGTTTTTCGGATTCAAAGGAAGTATTGAAACGATGGCATCAGAGTTTTCGGCGGATTCCTTGAGCTTTACTACACGGTCATCCGTTATCAATTTGTCAGAATCTGATTGTGTAAATAAACATCCATATTCCTTATCAAAAGCCGCCTGCGAACCAAGTCTTTGTAGCTCTCGTTGATGCCACTCTTCATCTCGTCCGGGAACTTCCCACCAATCTATCTGATGTGCGACCCAGGTGGTAGGTTTTCCCGAAGTAGCTTCTTTCCAAATTTCATGAAATTTGTCTCCAACACCATTAGGAGTAGATATAACAAAAAGTTTTGCTTTACTGCCCTTACTTGATATTGTTGGTACTACAGATTCCCAGAACGCTTCTTGAATTGAAGGTAAAAGGAATGCGAACTCGTCCAAGCAAATTATGTCATTTGTACCAGACCTTCCAGTTGATGCACTTGTTGCTTCTGCGGTTACTTTTACGCCGTTGTCAAATGTTATTGACTGTTTATTCCATTCTACTATACCAGGCTTCAGCCAATTTGGGATTTGTTCATATGCATCTTTTATTTTTGTAAGAATCCCAATTGCTGACTTTGCTTTGTTTGCGGCAATTAGCATTGAAAAGTTCTTTTTAAAGCAAATTTGATGACAAAAATATATACTATAACTTGTTGATTTTCCTGTTTGACGCGGACTTTTACAGACCACGTTGTTATATTTTTGAAACTTATGCAATAGTTCTGATTGTTTTTTATATAGATGTATTGGTGTAATATTTCCTTCTAAATCTATGATAGTAAAATACCTTTCTGCAAAATAGTCAATTGAATCAAAACATTTTTTTGCTTCCTCAGTTCTCCATAGTGCCGTCTTTTCATCAACACAATCCGTTACATTTGCAAGTTTTAATCCTGGCTGCGAACCTAAATGTTCTCGTTTTTTAATCATATTCTATCTCCAAAATATTTATTCGGCTTTCAGAAATTCTCTGCACTCATTTATCACTTTTTCTTTATCCGCTTTATAGTCCGATTCCCATACAATCTTAACAATAAAACCGTCATGTTCAAGTTTTACAGTTCTTTCAGCATCCTTGTTCCAAATTTCTTGAGCGGTCTTCTTTGCACGATGGTTATAAAAATCTGCCTTATATTTCTTTGGATTGCAATGATAATAATCACCAAAGAAATCTATAATCTTCCATCCGACACAAATATCAGGAATCGCATATGGAGTGACAACAACATTTTTATATTCATCCGAAACTAACTGAGATGAAAATTCATGTTCAATTTTACTATATGGCTTCGTGACTTTACTTTTTTCAGCCTTTGCCTTTAAAATCCTTAATTGTTCTTCATATGGTTTTGAATTCAATGTATTCTGCCAGCGTTCTTGACGCTCTTTCCATATTCTAATTCCCTCTTCATATCCATATTTCTTAACACATCTCTCCTTCGAAAACGTCTGCTGCCTTTGATGTACCATTTTCTTAGCTTCCAAATGTGTAAGACCACGTTTAATCCAATATTCTATTTGATTTGTGCTTCTTCCTATCTTGTCATGTTGCAAACAATTTTCTATTCGTTTTTCTTTTTCATAATCATCAAGATTCTTATAACCAATAAAATCTTTTGAAAATGGAGAGAATTTTCCATCATGTCCAACAAAAGGATTCTTTGATAACATAAATTCATTATAATAACGTTCTGCATTATATGGTTCATTTGGAAATATGAGTTCACATAGTTTTTTTGAATTATTAATGAACCGGTGTTTTCTCTTCCATTCAAAAACATTATCAACAAAATTGCAATTATCACTTTCTGTATTGTATTCTCTCATTTTACATATTGCTTTATAATATGGTATAAAATTTCTGATTGTTCCCATTTTATTTCCATATTTTTCATAAAACCGCAATAATAAATCTTTTACTATTTCTTTATCTTCTATATCGGAATAACAACAATTTGCATAAGTGTTTTTTAAAACATAAAAATCACAAGACTCTCTATCGATTCCATGTACTAATATGAGATGTTTTGAAAAATGCCCTTTATTGATTTCTTTGCAGCATATAGGACACTTTACACACCGAAAATGAGATGTGTTTATACATGCGCCATCTTTATAAAGTTTTTTATGCAGCCACAAAGATGAATGGGAAGAATATTCCCTTCCACAGATATCACACTTATATATTTTGTTTTGTTTCATATGTAATAATAATTAGCTTTAGACATATCCTATTTAGTCTGTCAAGAAATAAATATAATAACATTATTGTCTCATCTAAATATTCACATGCTCGAATACAACAAAAATCATCATATTTCAGAAGCTTACAAAAGGATTCTCGAAGCACAGTCTTTCCCTCAAAGGAAATATGCCTACCATTGCACAAACGTAAATCCACAAATAATCCTCGAAAAAGGATTTCATTCATCTTCAGGAAACGGATTTACTGAGAATAATCTATTCGAGGAATTATATAAAAAATACCTTCCACCAAACCCATGTTTCGTCTCGAAAACACCATGGGACGAAGACTCGAAATACATTCTCAAGATAGACATAACCGGACTCAAAAAATATCCGGATTTCGGTCATCTTGTCGACACTGGCGCATATTATGAGGAAACAGAGAGACCGGATGACATGATATTCTACTGGGAGGAAAAAGACTTGCAGTATCCGTCTCAGAACATGCCAAGCGAACTTCTTTCGTTCCTTGTATCGAAACCGGACGAAGAACGCGGAATACTGGATTCCGAAGATTTTGACGGAGACAAATCATTCGATTTAATAGGTACTTGTGCAATAGACGGTGATAAACTAACTTCCGACAGAATTGAGGTAGTAGATAATCGAAACAAAGGAATAGAGGAATCCTCCGACAACACTCCAGCCAAAAACTGGGCTATGATAAAGAATGTCAACAAGCGTAGGGATGCTGAGCGGCAGAGGCAGTTGGTTCCAGCCGAATTCTCCGCTTCGATGGAATTTGACAAAAACCACGGCACGTTGGTTTTGTCCGGTACGGCAAGAAACAAAATAATGCAAGAAGCAAACTCTACGCGAAATGGAATAGAGAACGTCAGCACCGAACTCTACCTGTCGGACGATGGAAAGAGGCTTCTGTTCGACCTTACGATTTACCCTCTGAAATATTGGGATGCAGAGCCGATTAAAACCATATGGGACTACTTCGTCGATTGCGCTCCGTGGATTGCCGCATACAATACAAAGAAAATCGTAGACCAGCGAATTTCGTTTCTCCGCTACGAGCTTAGAGACGAAATGGTAATCAACAAGGCGAGAAAGATTCTCGGATTAAACGACGAACGAACGGATTTCGTGCAGATGGAGCTTTTCAATTAGTTTCGACAAAAGCAAAGGCACAGCCGTCGGCTGCGCCTTTTAAGCATCAACAAGATTCTTGTCTCAACTTTGTCTTAGTGGCTGAGCTTCTTGTTCCACTTTGCCGCCCACGTACCGTCACATGCCACAAGAGGCGTCGCTCCGGTGCCGTCGTCGATGAATCCGCACGACTGAGCCGCAGCCGAGGGACTGTCCGCGTCGCATCCGGTGCTGTACATGCCCGTGACCTTTCCGCTGAGGGTGTTTATCTTCTTGCACACCGACGTGCCGGTCGACGTGAATCCGCAGCATCCCGGAATGATGGTCTTCGTCTTGACGGTCGCCGTAGTTCCAAAACCCGAGAACTCAAGGAACTTGTAACCTGCGTTGGACTCGTCAACCGTCTCGTCCACGCCTACGAAAATCGCGGCAGACTTCTCCATCTTCTTGCCGAGGATGCTGAAGTCGAACGGTGTGACTCCACGTGTGGTCTCGTCCTCGTCGACAATCTTGTAATCGACGGTCGAATCGGTTCCGTAGCCCTTGTCGTAGAGTGAGAGAGCCGGAATCACGTCCTCGAAATCATCTCCGTCTTCCTTGACCCATGTGAGGGTAAGGGTTCCCTTGAGCGTCCTGCTCTCGACATCGCGGTATACGTATGCCGCCGTGTTCTTCGTCGCCTTCGCGAGCTTCACGACCGGAGTACGCACCTTCGCGGTAACGTCGTACACGTCGACCGCGTTGGTGACGGTGTCCGAGTAACAGAAAGCCGCCATGACAGCAGTCATAGCCATTGCAATAATCTTCTTCATTTGTCTTTTTGTCCTTTGTGTTAGTCTTGTTTTTGCTTGTTCGCTTATTTATGCTGCATAGTATACCATAAAACGGATTTCTATGCAACCAAATTTTGTCAGGTGTTCAAAGTAAGACCGTTGAGACACCCTGAAAGAACGGCTCCGTACAACCACTCCTTCTCAAATTCCTGCCATGTCATGAAACAGAATCCCTTCTTTCCGAATTCAGTTCCCCATGAATTGTGAATTATGACGCATTCCTTCGTATAACCACATAGTTCCACGGCGTGTCCGCCGCAAACATAGTAGTCCCCTCTTCCAGAAATACACGTTTTGTTCTTGTTTATGCTATACCATTCGCTTGTGCAGTTGAACGCGCCAAGAATCGAGCCAAACTTATGAAGAGCGTATTTTACGGCATTCTGGCTGTTTGAATTCTTTCTGATTACCTTTATTGCGCAGTTTTTCTTGTCAAAAATCCCCTTGTCGAGAAGATATTGAAGAACTGCGGTAAGTGTTGTTCCGTCTCCGTTAGGGTCTCCGTCTATCTTTTTTGCGTATTTGTACACGGCGACCGGGTCAAGCTCTGGTGGAATGTCCGAGAGCTTCCATAGCTGGTTTTCAGCCCAGTTTGTACATGAATACGCGGCGCAGTATGGAAGACTTCCCTGATTTTCCGTCTTTGTACAAAGTCCTCTGCAATCATACTCTATCGGAGCCACATATCTCGAACTCCCTACTGAAAGCGACGGAAGCTCGTCCAAGTCTTTCGGAACCTTGCAGAAACCGAGTATATGAGTCTTTGCATACTCCTTTTCCTCATGTTCCTTTATCTTCAAGGCGTCTTCTATTGGCTTGACTTCCTTTTCGTATATTTCTTCGTCGCAGTCAACCTCTTCGAGAATTGCGTCAATCTTTACCCTAGCTTCATCTATCGTCATTGTAGAATCCCCTTTGTCTCAAATCTCATTCCCACCAAAATTCCATAGATGGAAGAACTGGGTCTTTTGCGTCTCCCTGCTCACTTGAATATGTTTCCGGTGCTATAGGCTTGTTGTTTCCGCAGTCCTTGCATTTGCATCCGGCAACAGACAGTGCCATGATTGCCGCAGCTATTAATGAAACTATTGTCTTTTTCATGTTTTCCTTCGCTTTTAGTTAAACCAGCTAAAACTCTTCAAGAACCGCTTGAATGTCGAGACCGTCTCTTGTTCCATCAGTCTGTCCACTATCGGCTGTTGGTAGACTGTTATTATCTTCTTCGCATATTCCAATGGAACGTATCCTCCATCCACATTCTCAGGCTCTCCGTTTTCCGCAAGATTTGAGCCATGGAACTCCTCGTCTCCGTCTCCATCAACCCTGTATACTATAACCTTTTTATCCGTTTCGTCGTCTATCTTGGCAAATACGTAGCAGAGAAATTCAAGTTTTTTGCCGTCGATATTTATCCCAGTCTCTTCCTCGAATTCCCTTATCGCGGCATTTTGCGGGCTTTCTCCGTTTTCGACATGCCCCTTTGGTATGCCTGGCTGCTGCATGATTCCGTTGAAAAGAGGACGAATCAGGAACAGCCTGCCTTTATTGACTAGAGCTATTCCTGCGCATTCTACTGTCTTCTTGTACTGTCTTGCATGCACGGATAATGTTATTTAGCCGACTTTTTAATCGCTTTCTTAGCCGCCCTGGCCTCAAGCTTCGCCTTTTTCGCCTGTTCCCTTTTCGACAGCGCAAATGTATCCACCTGCTTCGTCTGCTGTTGCTGGTATGGATACTTGTCGTTCTTGAGGAAGTTGTTGTACTCCTCGTTCCTTTCAAGAGTCGCCTTGAGCATGGAAAGCCTGTCGTCGTTTCCATGACCGTCATTCGTCATCTTGCTGATGTAAGCCTCGGAAATCGATTTCTTTATCTTGTTCTGCTTGAAGTGCTTTTTAAGCGAATGAAGCATGTCGCGATAGCAAATCATCGAAAGATATCCAAACGGATTCTTTTTGTCGTCCTTCAGGTTGAATTTCGGCACCGACTTCAGCATCTGCATTATCGCATTGTTGACAAGTTCCTCCTTGATGTCATGGCTATATCTCCAAAAACGCGCCATTGTCGACATGTGGAGGGCAATCTTTATAAGCATCTCACCGAGAGCGTCCGTCGGATTTCCCTCCCTCTGGTACTTTCTTATTTCCTCGTAGAGTTCGTTCTTGTCGCAATATATGTTCTTTGCCTTTGCAGACCTCAGACCGAACTCCTCCGGCTTCAGATTGTCGTTTTCATGCTCTTCGAGAACGTCGCTAAGCTCCTCCGTGGATTCGGACGAATCTATGAGAGACACCTCCCTCTGCTCGGCGGCATCGTCGTCGGTCTCTTCGAAAAACTGCCTGTCTTCGTCGGTATAGCCCTCTCTTCTGCGCCTATAACTATATCTATCGTTAATCATCAGTTTTCTCCTCGTTCTTCGCAAACTTCTCCTTTATTACGTCGACCATTTCCTTGATTAGAGGGTCTACCGCGTTTTCTATGGCTATCGACGACTTGAGAACATCCTTGATATAGCGTTCATCTTCGGAATATTCCTTTATAAACGTGTTTACGTTGGTTGATGTGCCAAGTTTCTCATCCCTCTTGACCCACAGTTCGAGAACCGGGTCTGGGTAAAATGACGTGTGCTTTACAAGACCCGGTTCTCGAACTGTGGGTCAAGA